ATCCCTCTTCAAAGAAAAGACCGTTATTTCCAGCTCTGTCATTGAGACTATCCTCAAAAGTTACACGGAAAGGTTTGACTGTATAGTCTCCAGATTCTTCAAAAGTTCTCTTAGCAAGATAATCATTAATTAGATTGTATTGAGAATCTTTAATTTCAGACTCGACAAGACCACCTCTAACTCTGATGATTTCTACAAAGTCGGTATCATCAAAATCATCTAAATCTTTTTTAGATAAGACGAGATCTATCTTTAATCTATCTGCACCAGGAGCAGCAAAGTTAGAAAATCCTTTTGCGTTGTCGTAGAGAGTGGGATCTTCTTTTGCGTTTACTAAAGTTTCTACAACCTTCAGACCAACTCTATAATCGGGAGAGTTGTCGTATTGGTCTAAAATTAATGTTTGCTTATTTACATTTGCAAAGGTGCCACGAACAAAATATACACCACTTGAGACTGATACGGCAGATCCAGCAAAACACGCATCACTTGCAACTGTAGATGCAAATGTAGATCCAGAGTTAATAGTTGTATTGCCGTATGTAATAGACTCCTTTAAAGTCAGGAGTTCATTATCCTCAAAAAATGCAAACTCTCTACTAGGACCAGGTACAAGATATTTTACATAAATTGTAGGATTGGCACTAATAGATGTTGAACTGGTAATAAAGTTAATAACCTTTGCGGTAATACCAGAGTTCTGACCCTTAATCTCCTTACCGACTAATTGATCAAGATAAAGTTCAATGTCAGTTCCAAGGTGAGTGTCATCTAATCTGACAGCAAAGTAATCACCATCATATGTTACGCCACCAGGGATTACTACAGATCCCTCCTTGAACATGTGACTACCAAATTGCTCTACCTGATTTTGCAGGATAGACTGCAAGGTAGACAGTTCTCTAGCCTGAACTGGGAAACCAGGTTTGAATAAAACTTTGTAGTAATTACTGTCCCTATCATAATCGTCATAATAAGGACTGATGTTCAGGTTAGTCTGTTGTGGCATCTTCTTAGAACTCTAATACGATTTTGATGTCTTCCTTTTGTCTCTCGTTCCTCGTAATCGAGGGTCTGTTGTCAATGTAGATAATTTCACCGCTCCTCTTATTTATCTCCATATCCGCAAGACCATTGGTGAATTGTACACCTAGGTCCACAACTTTTCCTGTTGGAGTTGTAGTAGAGATGCCACTGAATGTCTGGTCAACATTGACACTGAAACCAGAAGCGGTAACAGCATCGCCCGTTGACTGGAATGAGAGGACTGGTGCTTGTGTTGCAACAGTAGTGCTATCAGTTTGATCATAGACAGATTGATTGAAGAACAAACTTCTGTCCTGATAGTATTTAATCACCTTGGTGCTGATATCATACGAGGCGACTGTTCCCCTCGCAGTACCAACACCAGAAATATTTTGCTCAATCCTAGATCCAATCTCTAGTGATTGAGATGTATTGCCTGTAAACTTAATGCCTTTCAGGGAAGAAAACTCAGAGGTCTGTAAGAAAATTGTTGAGGAAGATCCAATTGGACTTGGGTTTTTAATAATACCAACCTGAGAAAATACTGTATCATCAGCAAAGTCGTAGGAAGATGAGTCAAATCTTGTGTAGATTAGAACTTTGTCGGTTCCCAACTCCTTATAAAGATCAGATCCATGACCTTTTGCTGGCGGAATGATAGGAGTTAGTTTTGCAAACTTAGAAGCAGAAGCGTTGATAGAGGAAAGATCTACCCTACCAAAACTATATCCTTTACCTCCGTTAGTTACCTGAGCGGAGATGATCTGACCATTAGTGTTTGTTAGAATTCTAACTTTTGCTCCAGTGCCATCTCCAATAATGTCAACCTCAATTGGACTAGAAAGGAAACTATAACCTTCACCTGTTTCATCAATCGATACAACTTTAATTTGGTTGTCGTTAATGTCAGAGTCTCCGTTGTCTCTAACGACTTTGATGTCGTTGGAAATGCTAGTTGCCCAATCATTGGGAACAGCGACATATTCAGTAGAGTCGAATTTAACAATATCAGCAGGAGGAACTGTAAACAGATACTTCCACAGATAACCGTCACCAGAAACGCCTGCCGCTGCTGGTTCGAGGTCAGTGAATGTTGGTTCGTCCAGAGATGCGTTTGCTGAAGACGAGATGCCTGCAGACCCGTTGTCAATACAAATGTAAACTCTGAAGTCAGAATTCATTACATAGTAGTTTGCTGAATACAATCTACTGGAGTTAGATACCAGTGACCTATTCAAAACATTGTAATCATGACGGTACATATCATAAGATGTACCTTTTTTCCAGGATGTCTTTCTAATCAGTCTTCTAACATCACCAGGAAAAACCTTTCTACCAAACAGCATCGTATCATACAAATGATTTGTATAATTGATGCTATCTTCTGGAGATGGGGGTTGAACTGTTGTACTATTCCAAGTATCAGTCCGCCCAAATCCAGCGGCAGTGGGATTCGCCAGACTTAAGAAAGTGTAGTACGAGTTTGTACCAGTAGTTACATCCTCTACAAAATTATTAGCGTTAATAATTCTAAATTGGTCTGTTATAATAGCAGGCATTATTACAACTTTAAGAGGGCGGTTTTTTTGTATTTATAATGTTTTCTCAAGTGCTCCAGTGTTTCTCAGACCAACATTTCTTCTCTGAACCAGAGGATAGTTAGTAAGTTCTGGGTCAAAAGTAAGACCCTTAGTATTGAGAGAGACTGGATTCGATGCATCTCTAGCGAAGGATGAGAATTTACCCCAGGTAATCAAAGCAGCAGGATGTAATGTAGATCCAACACCCACAAGACCAGAAACATCGGTTCCAGAATGAATGTTGCATGTAATCACGCCAGTTCTAGAACTTCCGTCCCAAGAGATGCTGTGAATGTAGTAAACATTATTAATATAATGTGTACTGATAGCAACTACATCACTATCGTGAGTGTCAATACTGGTAATAATACCAGCAGCAGGTTCGACTCCAGATGTATATAGTTTGATAGGTTGACCCACACCTAAGTTCTGAACATAAGATGCATTGAAGTCATTGACCAATTCATTGGTATCTAACTGGAGAACGAGACCAAGATCTGTACCAATACCAGCAGATGTTGTGATACCAGTAACGAAACCAATGTATCCCTGAACTGCGGTATTAAGTGGAGGAACATCGTTGATCTGCTCAAAGTTTACACCTTTGGCAGCGGTAGTTCCAAAACCAACAGGAGCGATAGCAAACAGGTTGAAATCGTCTGTCAGTAAACCATCAATATCTCTAAACAGTGCAACACTGTCAACATTAATGGTTCCATCACCTGTAGTTACAACACCAATGATGTTGGCAACAGGGTTAATTTGTGGTTCCAGAGAATCTCTTGCTTTGGATACCAGCAGACCACCAAATACCTTGTCTGCCTTTTGCTTCTCCCAACGCAGGGGTTTGTAGTCATCGTTATTTACGCCAGCACCTTGATAGAAGGGAGTTTCCACAACAGATGCTGTAGTAATCGTTTGTACGATTCTCTTCTCTTGCTGGTCAAAGTTTGTAGTATCTTTGGTGTAAGTATTGTTCTCAACTTCAGGACTCTTAAAGAGTTCTAAGGTATCACCTTCCTTAATAACTTCATTGATGTCAAAGAGGAAACTGTCATCACCAATAGTTCCTCTGTAGAAGAAGATGAATACATCGTCTTGAGTAGATGGTGCTGTAGTGAACTGAATAGATGTACCACCTCTGAAAACATAGTGGACATCTGGGTCCTGCAGAACACCATTAACGAACACAAGGAGAACTGGACCAAGGTCAATCTCTCTAGAGTCTTGATCATTATTATCAATCTCAAAACTGACCAGTTGGTTTTGATAGTAGAGAGGATATCTTGTTCTGAATCCATCTTGGAAGGGTTTGATGTTGTCGATATAGTCAATGTTACCGAACTGCCATGCAGCGATATCATCGTTAAAGATATCTACAACTTCAATCTCAAATGGGATAAACAGGTCACCTGCGTCTGGATCTGTAGACAGACCAACTAGATTGAACTTATCACCAATCTTAAATCCATAACCAGGTTTAGACAGAGTAAATTTCTCAACTTCAAACAGTTCAAACTCTGGTCCAGAAGACAGACCAACAAAGTTTGTACTGATGCCCAAGATATCGACAGTTACCGAGCAACCGATACCTGATACTGTTGTGGATCCAATTCCAAGTCTGAAGTTACCTTCAATACTCAGATCCTTACCATTTGGTTCAGGAGAGGTGATAATAGCATCAGAGGTATAAAGACTACCAGCATGGTCAACAGAGAAGATCAGAGATCCTCCAGCACCGACTGTAGCAGTGATAGTAGCACCACTACCAACAGAGTGTGTTACACCGATAGAAATAGTTCCAAGGTTTGTACCATAACCAGAACCGAATGTCAGATCGTACCATGGGAATGCACTACCTTGTCCAACATATGTGTGTGCAATTGTGCTAGGTCCAACATTTGTCCAGAATTCAGTATCAGATACAATTCTGGTAACATCGGTAGACTCATCGTAGTCTGGGAAAATATTAGTAGTAATACCAGTTTGGACAACACCACCACTATCATATGTGTGAGCGATAGTAGAAATTCCAACAAAAGTAACAAACGATGTTGTAGTTCCTACGCTATTGACAGGATAGAAATATCCTTGAGTTCCATCTGGGAAGAAACTGGTCGTAAATCCTTGATAGTTAAGAGTCTTAATAGCGTTAGCAGTCGCACTTACAAAAGTATGTGGTGATGTTCCTGTTCCACCAGTTCCAACATTAACTTGGAAAGAATTTGCAGATACATTAGAAATTGTAAGATATTGACCATTTGCTGGGTCTGTAGCACGAGGATAGGTATGGTTGCCAGGTCCTTGTGTACATGTAAATGTAATGCTATTCGTATCAATGGAGATTGCATCACCATTTACTAATCCATGAGCACTGGCAAACGAGATAGTAGAAATACCAGTTGATGGATCATAAGTGAACCCATTAGGTGTTCCAACATTAACCTTAGGACAGGTGAAACCAATATCTCTCAGTTTTACATTATCTCCACCAGTTAATCCATGTGGTTGTGTAGTAAAGATTGTAGCAATACCATTAGACTCAGTGTATTGAACATCATATACGGCAAATGTCTGACCATATCCAGGACATGTAAATGCGAGACCAGTCAGTTTTACCTGATCACTAATCGTCAGACCATGTGCAGGACTTGTTCTAACTGACAAGATACCAGTGATATTATCATAGGTAGCAGTTACAATTCCAAGACCTGTTCCTGCTGTAGGAATTCCAACAATATTTTGAATGGCACCAAAAGCGTCAACTTCAGGTCTTACTTTTGCACCTACGAATGGTGCATAACCTCTACCAGGTGTTGATGCCAGGGAGACAATAATGCCGCCCCTTGGTAATTGGTTTTCATTAATATCGCCAGGGTCAATAATCGGTGTCGTAAATCCAAAGGAACTAATACCTGTGAATTGTACGCTGCTGATACCAGCAGTTTCGATAATCTTAAAGTTGGAATTTGTATTGTTCTCACTAAATGGTGCTTGGAAGATGTTGTTAATGAACAGAACACCATTACCACCAGTAGAACCAATACCTGTAACAGCAACACCAATAGATGTTAAAGGATATGTTGTTTCCAGACCATCGAACGATTCTGAAATATCATCAAACAGTTGGTTAGTAGTGTAATCGTTTCTTAAGAATGTTCTACCAGAGAATGTTGCTCTTGCAAACGGTAGATTTTCAGCATTAACGAGACCAATGTCACCACCAAGAGGTGCTTGTGTAAAGTGGATATCGGTGCCAAGAATCTGGAAGGATCCTCTAAACAGTCTTGCAATTTCACCAGCAGCATGATCAGTCTTTGCAGTGCCAACGGCACCTCTTTCAACCTCTACAAGAGTCCATGTTCCAATACCAACGATTGGACCAAGAGTTGTAGTACCAAAACCAACGGTCCTAACGATAGAGTATTCATCCTCAATCTTAAGCAAGTCGCCAGACTGAATAGACGAAATTCCACTAAGAACAAAAGCGGTAGCAAAACCAGCAACAGGAACATCAAGAGTGTAATTAATCGATGTATAAGAAATTGGTTTTTGTACCAGACCACTAACGGCAATCATTGATTTAGAATCACGCTTTCTCATCGTGAATCTATGCTTGTTACCAACACCAGATCCAGGTACGAATGTTACAGCGATACCTTGCTTAGCATCAGACTCATTCAGTGCAATTTGGAACTGATTGTTGTTGTTCTTAATCGCATAAACAGTATCTGGTAAATAAGCAGTTCCAACACCAACACCTGTGTAGTATACGAGAGCAGAACCAGCAATACCTACCAGGTTAGAATCTGGTTCATATGTCAATTGCTCTGCTCTAGAGAAGAAGTGTTTAAAGTTAAACTGACCTAATCCTCTATCAAGTTCTGATGGGTTGGCGATATTGCTCTCGCGGGCATAAATTGGAGTTCCCTTATACTTAAGTTCAAATTGTTTCTTGTCTCTGTTGTTAATACCAAGATAGAGGTTCTGAGAGACATTTTCAATAACAGATCCGTATTCTAAATCACCAATACCCTCAATAGTTCCGTTGGGATCAAGAATCTTGTACAGCAACTCATTGTAGGATGTTACGCTAACGATACCACTATAAGCAGCATCTGGATAGAATTGGAATGCAACAGTTCCATCTGGTTTATAATCAGCACCAAATGTTCCGATGCCCGTTGTAGTACCAATGGCAGCAACGGCAAACTCACCGACAAAGTTTTCCTGTTTAGCAGGATCTGTTAGTAAGTAAACCTGGTGCAGAGACTGTGTAGCACCAGCACTAACCCATACAGTAGATTTTGCAGAAAGATCAGTAAAGCTAGTAATACCAACCATTGTGGTAATACCTGTAGTAGCACCCGTGGAAACTTGCAGTCTACCACTTCTTTCGGTGCCATCTGGAGTAAATGGAATCTTGTATCTGTACAGATTTGTTGCTACACCAACATCATTGTTCTTAAATGCATGGATCTTCAGTTTAACATCAACATCTGCTTGTGATCCATTTTCAAAGTTAATATTAAGAACACCGCTAGAAATACCACTAGTAACAGTACCAATGAATCTGGGGTTAGAGAGACCCGACAGATTCTGTCTAGTATTGAACGAGGCGAGTTCTGTGAGATAAGTATCAACCCCATTATGCAAAATTGCATATTCGTAGAAATCTACCTGGTCAGAACCAATACCAACAATTTGAGCATATACAGCATCAGTTGTAGATGTATCAAGACCAGCAACTGATACTGTAGTGGTAACACCAAGAGTGCTAGCAGCAGCAACTCTAACAACAGAACTTGTAAGTTCTACATTACCAACAGATGTAGTACCAATACCCAGAGAATCTGAGAATGTGTATTGCAGAGACTTAATTTCATAATCAGTATCGAATGGTTCGTTTGGTCTTGCGATTAACTGAGTCTTAGCTGTTGCAAGATCAAATTGAGTATCGAATTGAACATATCCAGTGCTGAGACCAACCTGGTTATAGTTGGACATCTCAAACTTCTGCAGGAAATAAGTATCCTGACCAAGAGTTACTGAGATAAACTCATTTAACTGATAGTGATCCTTCAGTGGATTTTCATCTCTATAAACAGATTGTGTAAGGAATCTCTGGAAGAATCTTCCAGTAGGATATGTTGCTACGATTCTAAAATCACTGAGATCATTAGACTCGTTACTTACAAACTGTGGAGAGATGTCGTCAATATTCAAAACTCTATTGTTCTTGTTCAGAACATAGTCTGCGAGTCTCGTGTTTCTGAGTTCAATAAACTTAGAAACATTACCAACAGCACTAAAGTCTCTACCAAGGTCAAAGTTGTAAATAGCATCAACTCTGAGTGGATCAGATAAGAAGTCCAAAACCAGACCACCAGCATCTTCCGCAGGAATTAAAGTGTCTCCAGGTCTACCCTCAGAAATAATCTGCGTATTAGCGAAGTTCTTAAGACCAGATGGGTGTACAATGTCATTGACATATGTAATCAACTCTTTAAATGTCTTAGTGCTTTCAATAGCATAAGACAAGTTCTGATAGTAATCATTGTCGGGAATAACTTGGTTAGTATCGTTGATAAAACCAATGTTATCTCTCCAACCTACAAGAGTTCTAATAGATGCTGAAATATCAAATCTACCGTCAAACTCAGTGATAGCAACAACTTCTGCTTCAGAACCACTAATCTTACCGACAAGAAGGTCACCGACATTAATAGGTTCTGCACCGCTTACGATAATCTTTGCAGTATTTGTGTCGGAGAAGTCGAGGAAGATATCTGCCTCTGCATTGTTATTCTTCTTAAATGGTTCATTATCAATAAAGTTGGAGTTGCCTTTAGTTACTTCAAACTCTGCAAGGTTTCCTGCAGCAACAATTTGACCATAACCAAGTGCAACAGTCGCACCTGTACCAGGATTGGTGGAGATTCCATTCAGATTAAATGTTACCTCTCTTGGGTTTGTTGCATCATTATAATCGGCAACAGTAAATGATTGGAATTTGTAGTCACCTGAGTTGAATCCATCACCATCATTATTAAAATCAATACCTTCGACGAATACCTTATCACCATTAGCAATTGGTTCATCAGTGTATCCAAGGATAGGTGTAACAATTTTACATGTTAAGAAACCAACATCAGATTCAACACTCAGAATACTGATACCATTGCTGTTTCTTAATGGAGCGAGACCATAATCATTCTCCGTCAAACCTACAGGAGGAACGGAAATGCTAACGCTATTAACGGCAGAATCGCTCAGTTCGCAAACGAATAGACCATTGTCTACAATTTCGCCAGTGTTCTTATCATACAAGACAAGTTGTGGTGCATTGATGTAGAATTTGCCACCATTAGTAACTTTTGCGTCAACAATTGTTCCAAAGTTCTTAACTTGAAGAATTCTAGGAATAAACGCATCTGGTTTCAGAGTGTTATCGGATGGATAGCCAAATACATCATTAGGTGCAGTAACACGCAGAAGTTTATTAACCTCGGGACCTTCTGCAGCAATGACACCATTAATACCAGATCCTTGGATACTAGAGATACCTGGTAAGACATTGTATTTGTATCCACCATCCTGTAACAGTACATTTGCAATACCGCCAGTAGCAGAAGTTGATTTTGTAGTGTATTCGCAGAGATCCCAGTCTCTCTCATCATATCTGAGAGACTCTGGTTTTTCTACAAGATTAATTGAAAATTCTGTGCTACCCAATCCCACCACAGAATATCTACCATTGTACTTACTATCAACATATCTGATAGTACTGTAATTTCTAACGGTAAGATCTGCAGTCGTTAAACCACTTGGACTAAACAGGTTGTAATATAAAACAGATGCGGCATTGGAATGAGTCAGAGTTACTGTTGGATGATCTGCGGGAACAGTTGAGGCAACACCAACAGTTGCTGTAGTAGTTACGCCAATAACCTCAAAGCTCTCAGATGTTCCTGTTCCTACAAAGTCATTGAAGAAGTTTTGGTCATAATAGAACTTAAGGTTATGATCGGCGAGTGTTGAGTCGGAAAGATCAAAAACGATGTCATTATTTTTAAAGACTCTAATTTCTGGGTTAATTGGATTTAAGGATTGACCATTACCACCAACACTTGTAATACCAATTACTTTAGGAATGCCCTTAGTTTCTTCAAATGTTTCTGTTAGAGAGATAGTATTGTCATCAATTCTAACGACATAGTATTCTCTCTGAGAAAGACCACCTGCAATTTGAGAACCACCGTAATAAAGAACCTTATCACCAGTCACAAAACCATGGTCTGTTACTGTAATAGTATTTGCAGTGGTATTGATTCCAGATGTAGACACATCTTTTGGATCGATGATAAGATAATCATCAATTTTCTTGACAGTTACAACAGTTGTAGATCCTATACCAGTGGTAAGACCTGGTTTAACCACCAAGTTAATAACATCACCATCCGTTAAATTATGATCTGCTTGGGTTTGAATGGTGCTAACAATTCTCTCAACTCTACCAGTTACCTGTTCATCTGGTTGTGTTTCGAGAAGATAGTCATATTGATCTGTACCACCACCGATAAACAGAATTTCATTAGATGTCTTAGTCGTTTTAAGACCGATGGTATCCTTTGATTTTCTTACAGCATATACTGTTGATGGTAAATTGAAGTTTGCTGCCACAATTGCAGATGTGGCACATGAAATGTTTGCACCACCTACAGGGATACTAAATGCTAATTCGTCATTTGTATGGATGCCATGGTCTTCGAGGTACAATGTACCGACCATGAGAGATCTTGTTTTGCTGTTTGCAAGGTATTCATAATCTCTTTGAATTGTTCCACCAACAGTAGTACCAAATCCAACGGACTCTGTTGGATTAAAATACAGTTTTCTGCTTGCCTCTGAATCAAAATAGTCGGTTTCGACGGGGATAGTGAAGTCATTGGAGAAGTATGTTACTGCAACTCCAGAAGTGTTGGTGCTAACGCCGATACTTCTTCTAATTCTTAAAGTTCCGTCTTTTCTATAAACATTGAGAATCCTCGCAGTTTCCGTCCCAACGCCAATAGATGATCCAGCACCAATACTGTCTGGAATAAACTGAACTTGAATATCAGTTGTTACACCAACAAATGCACCACTAACTAATGTTGTTTTGAAATATGGTGAGCTGATTTGCTGAGATCCCTGTAAACTAGGCAATGATGTAGAGAGACCAGAGATTTGAATAAAGTCATCAGTTCTCAACGCATGATGTGGTTCAATCTTACCAGTAATTAATCCGTTTCTCCATTCAAATACTACACCATCATATCTCTCATATTCAGTGTCAATAAAGTTAGGATCTTGACCTTTGATAAGATCAATCTTTGCTACTGCGCCAAAACCATCTGTCTCAGACTCGTCGAAGTAAATCTTCGATCCCATGGAGTATCCAGTACCAGCATTGATTACATTGATCTTTTCAACGGGACCAACACCAATCGTGTCTGGATATGAAATTTGAGGAAGTCTCTTATATGGTTCATAAACGAAATCATAAGTCTTACCATCACCAAACATATTGTATGGGAAGGTGTTTCTGATCAGAGCAGAATTTTCAAAGTCGAATCTATTTTGACGGATTCTCTCACCAGCAAGAATGTTTTCGGTAAGTGCAAAACTTCTATAAGTGTCTCCAATATAATATGGGAACTGTGGATTGAGAATATTGTCTACTGCAGCAAAGTATGCATAGATGCCATCTTCAAACTCTGGAGTCTTACAGAATCTACCATTGTGGTCATCAAGGTCTCCACTACCATCATAGCGATAGTCTTCTACAAAGAATCCTGCTGGGAAGTCTGCAATAGCAGGTCGGTTCTGAACTCTAGATGTGTCGAGGATATATGAAGATGTCATCCTTCTGGAGGAGGACTGAATATCGTCGGGATCATCATACCCAAACGGACCATAGATGGGGTTTCCATCATACGCCCAACCAATGATGGGAGAGTGTCCAGATCCATCATCACCAAAAGCAGTTCTTACAGTTGCACCATACGCTACAGATTGAATAGCAAGACCATCTTCTACTGTGCCGAGGAAGTCTCCATTTGTAGTGTTACTAGTAACATACTTATTTGCAATCAGAGGTCTAACCTTAGTTTCAAATGTTGCAGCGTCTCCAGGAACGATTACATTAACTCCAGTAGTTGCTTGCTTATATCCAATACCCTTACTAAGAATTTTTACATCTATAATCTGACCATTCTCAACAACCGCTCTAAGTCTTGCGCCAGATGCATTCGATTCGGTTGTAGTAACGACTAATTCTGGTGGACCAGCATAGTTACTACCTTTAGACTGCACGAAAGCATCAATAATTCTTCCATTTGAGATTACAAGACCAATCTGTCCAAAAGAACCTTTAGACAAAGTAACCCGAGGATTATTCTCAAAGTTTACAATCGTAGAACCATAACTCTGTCCACGATCATACATCATCGTGTCTACGATTTCTCCTCTAACCACTGGTGTTGCAGTAAGAGTTGTCTCTGTATCAGAGTCCGTGATGACATTAATGTCAACGGTTACTGGTGGATATGAGAATGTCTGATAACCAGTACCAGTGCTATTAAATCTTACATATTCACCATTATCAAAGTTAGTAGTTGTTGGTGATCTTTCAGTGGTAAATCCAGACTCACAAACTCTAAACTGGTCTTTGTTTAGAGTTAAGATCTGATATTGCTTAGAAGTACTTAGTCCGCTAATCGTTGCTCCAGTAGATGTAATTCCATAATGGACTACTTCTCCATCAGAGAATCCATGATCTTCAAACTCAATATAATCTCTAATAGTACTAACACCCGATACAGGCACAGTAACCATTCTATTGGAATATCCACTGCCCTCATCTAAAATAACAAGTCTGGATAGTTTTCTCTTAGGTTCATAATCTCTAAGAATATGAATACCAGAGTTTAATGCTGCAGCTGCAGAGGTAATACCAACGGTGTTGATTCCTGCAACAGCATCTGCTTTACTCCTGTGGAGATAAAAAATCTTATCAGTTTGAGTTTTAATATAATAAGATTCGCCATTGATAAGAGTTAGGTCATCACTAGATGCACCAGTTGTTGCAATACCGATGTTAGAACCACCATTATTGTCATATACAACTCGATCACCGTTTTTATAGCTATGAGAATTTGTAAAAACTAATTGACTGATGCCTGGTGCAATATTACCACCATTTGTTTGAGAAGCGGCATTAAAAGTTAATTCGTTGAACTGAAGTTCAGTATCACCTTCAACTGCTGCTCCTGAACCATTACCACCACTGATAACAATAGAAGAAATCTTTTTAATATCCGAATCATCTGGATCGACCAGAACATCTTTCAAAGATCCTTCAATAATAGTATTTGCAAGTGCTCTAGCACCCACCAAATCGCCCTCAATGGTCATCGCAGGAGGATTCGCTACATCGTAGTTAAATCCTTTATTAACCACCTCTAAGCGGGTCAGAGGACCATAATAGACGACTTTATCTGACTTATAGTTTACGATTTCTACACCGTTGATCAGAATACCAGTTTGACCATCTAAGGTTCTTTCTGATGTAGTTTGCTGCTCTTTACCACTCTTAAGATCTTGCTCAAGAATAAATCTCTTAAGTGTTCTAGATGGGAAGATACTCTTAGCACCTTGGTCCCCTCTTACAAAATCATGAGTTCCTGTAAGAATAGTTGGTCTTGTAAGTTCTACAGCATCACTAGTCGCAATAAACGATCTGGATGGATATAACTTAATCTGGTTATTATTTGCCTGAACCTCTACAAAATATGATGATCTAGTGAGTTCTGGAATCGGCAGAGTGCCTGGTGATGGGAGATATTTTACTTCGTCTCCAGTAACAAATGGTACTGGAGATGGGAAAGATAGAATACTAAACTTATTAGTCAGACTATTATATCCTTGGAAGGCATTAGTTCCCGCATTCGTCAGTGTTGCTCGGATTTTATCCGTTGCAATTGGGTATGATGGTAGGGAGTTAGATGCAACATATGCCTCTTCTTTTGTACTAACAGTCTCCTCCGCATCAATTAGATATGTGTTTGTAATATCTGCGGTAATCTGATCTTGACCGCCAGTAATAGGTACAGCAGAACTATTTGCTTTCTTCTGCTTTCTTCTAACATCATAAGAGAGAGTACCTGATGTATAGAATGTACCAGATACGGTAATAGAGTTCTGAGCAGTATTAATTGTGGATACAGTCAGAGATGCAGGTGGTGCATTAGTAGCACTGGATGCACCTACTACAGTTTCTGTATTTCTAACTAGAAGTTCAATATTATCGCCAACTTTAAGACTGGAATCATCAATGGCACCAGCCAGAGTGAATGTAGAACCACTCAGTGTATCGATCTGGAACCTTGTACTGGTATTATAGATCCAGGAGTTGAAGAAAATTTGTCTGTAAGTCTTATCTACTTGGGGATTGGTAACATATCTCCCCAACTGTTTTACTTTAATTTGCGAGTCATTCTTCAGACCATAAAGACTATCATTAGATTTGAAGTTTGACAAGACGCCAGTAATTCTCATTACGACTTTTTCAGTCGCAGCATCATCCTCGTAACTGTAAACAGTATTCGGAGACAAAACATCACTCGCAGATGGAATGTCAATACTTGTCGTAGTAACTCCAATAAACTGATTAACAGTTTTGCTTGTATATGATAATTCTTGGAAGAAAGTATCAGTAGATCTACCAACTTGGAAACTACCTTCTTGCGGGAATCCAATTGTAGAGTCTACAGTAACTACAGATGCACCAAGACCAATTTTTCCAACATTTTTAGTTGTTCCTGGAATTTTGAACTCACCAGTAATAAGATCGTTCTCATCATATCCAACAAATACAGAAATCTTGTAGAATTGGTCTCTAATAGCAGTGACTTCAGAAATAGGACCACTTGCTGCCTGAATTAATGGATTGTTTGGATCAGCATCTTGGAAAAGTGTTCTACCAATAATTTTTGTAGGGTCACCAGAAACTAATTCTACAGAGAACTCTTCTCTACGCAAATAGTTTGCAAAAGAGGGTTTAATCAGGAATTGCTCTAGATCATTGATCTTTGGTTCCAATCCAAAGAGTGCTTTGAACAGAATTTTGAAAGATTGGTCTGTACCCTTAGATTCGTATAAACTTCTAGCCTCTTTAACAAAATTATTGACATCTAGGGTAGGAGAGAGGTCTACACCCTCCAAACCAGGCGCATACATCGCCTTCAGTTTGTCATAGAACTTCTGAAGGAATAATACGCTTAAATTTTCAATTTTTGTGCCAGAAGCGTGTGCGCCTGGCGTAGTCTCTTCAAATTTAGGTTGCTTATTAGAAAGATCGCTAATTCCAGTAAATCCTCTTACGCATCCCGTAAAAGAGTCTTCCGTTGCTTCAGAATATGTAATAATCTCATCACCAATCTTCAGAAGACCCCATCTTTTGGGATATCCCTTAGTGCTTGGAGAAACTGTGATAGTATCGTCTGTTGCGGTGATACTAGACGCTAAAGTGACTGTTCCCCCAATAACCTCTTGGGTGAGATTGTCAATGCGGATATATCTATCAATATTTTCGGCAATATCAACAGGACCACCTTGATATTCCTGGGAAATGTAATATTGCTTCAAAAACTCCGCCAAAAGCGGATTCTCAGCAATAGCAAACTCTGGCGCTTGATCTGCTACTACTTGGTAGGTTTTTACTCTTGCTGAAAGTGGGCTATATGTTTCGATCATCCTTTCTGTCTAATAATAGAACCATTAGAGTAGCTAGAGGTGACATTATATCCAATTCCAGAGATTTGTTCGCCAGAGGAAATAGTGTCTCTCACGATATTTATCTTGCTATTGGAGATGTCTAATTGTAGGTACAAATCTTTTAATCCGATGATATCATTGGACTCAGGATATGCCTGAACCTCAATTACACCAGAGGAAAGTTCAGATTCGGTAAAATAGATCGTATTGATCATAATTTCACCTTTTTTGTAGTCTACAGTTCCCGCACTAGGAACAACAACTGTTGGTTCTGTACCATCGACAGCAGATGGTTTAATAACGGCAAGATTACCAGTTTCTAAGTCATCATTTGGCACATCTGTAAAATACAACATGTCATTATTGTCTTTTACCTTAAATCCTGTGCTCTTAATGTTTTTACCGTTAGGATTTACATGGAAAGCGTTTCCAAAGCATAATTCATATTGAGAGAACGCATTATAAATCGGTTTCAGATCTCTCCGCATCGTAACGCGCATAATATTCGACATAATTGCCTTATTCGCTCTATCTACAACGCATTGCGCTTCGGAATAGCGGAATCTTCCGCCAAATGCGTTTAAATTAGTCGTTTTTCCGTATTCTGTGAGTACATTAGTGACCTGACTCTTCAAAGAGTCCTCATCACTGCTCAATGCAGTGTTGTAATACGCAAAAACATCCAATTCCAGATAAAGAATCTTCAGATCGACGATTCTTTGGTTAATACCTGCAATAGAGTACTTTTTAAGACCCGCTAAAATCTGTTCTTTGGAAAAGTCGGACAAAAATGTGCCATTTCTTGGTTTTACACTAATTACGACTGTTCCAAACTCGGGAGGATCAAGTTCTTCGCCACCAACAACAGAAACAGACTCCGTTTCGGGGAAAATGCTTGCAATAATACCCTCATAGTCTCTAGCAGTCACTGCTCGGTACTGAGAAGAGTAAATTCTAGGTGCAATGTACTTAATCGACTCTACAGGTTCGATATCTGCCCCTCCACGGGCAGTTTGGACCGTTGTGATGTCTACACTCCCAGAAGGAGCAAGAGGCGTTGCAGCGTCACTGACAGCGGTCCCAGAGTATGAGAAGAATTTACCATCATTTCCATCTTTTCCGTCAGTAATGATGTAACTGACTTCAATAATATCACCATTATCCAGTTTTGATCCAAAGAGACCGTCACCGAACAGCAATTCATACCGTTCATCCTTAACTTCTTGGATCAGATAGACATTTGACTCCCCACTAACATCCGCAATGTTATCAACACGAGAATATTCCAGTCCAGATGAAGATCCAGACTTTCTAACGAACGCTCTAATACTCTCCGAGTCAACATATGAGTTGTCTAGGATGAATCTTTGATCTAAACTACCATCAACAACGAATGTTCTCGTTAAAAGAGTTCCCTGATAGACATTAATGTTCTCAAACTTAGCAGTTCTTGGTGGATTTGCTAAAGTAGAGCTTCCACCATCAATAGGACTGGTTACAGTGATGTCATCTGGGATAGAAAAGGTGTAAGAAGTGTTAGCTTGCTTACCAACTACCAGCAAACCCTTCTTAAGTGTTACAGTATTGCTATTTCCGTTGAATTTATAGTCAAAACTAATGATCGCTTTTGACGATTTGCGCGATCTTGGTACATAACCAATATTTCTAGCAAGAGAGACAACATTTTCCCTCAGTGCTGCTGAATCTAAGAACGATTCATTGGCAACCATGTTGGCGTTGAACGCCGAAATGTAGGTATTGTATGCCAAAATGTCGATAAGAATCGACATGTTAGACCCTTCGTAGTCAAATGCCTCAAAATCAGAGTTTGCTCTTAAGTAAGACTTAATCTGAGACTTGATTTGATCAAAATCTAGGTTTGTAAAGTTATTTACGGGCATTTTTTTACCTTGTTGCCTCTACGATGAACGCATAGTTTTGGGTTATTGGACTTTCACCAATAATTGTATAAGAAACTTCAACCTCAAACTCGTTATCATCGGGTCGAGGTTGAACATTCACTCTAACTTGGTCAATTCTAGACTCAGCTGCCCTCAAAACATCCAAAACTTGCTGTGCAATTACGCCACCAGTAGCATAATCAACGAATCCAAAGAGACTACCGTAAATATCAGTACCTAATACGCTGTAATATCTCTCAGTGAGACCAGTTTGAACAAGATTACGCACAGAACGCTGGATCGCCTTCTCATTTTTAAAGACCATTACATCACCAGTTACGGGATGTGGTTTAAATGAGAGCGAAATGTCCTTAAAAGTGCGTTGTTTCCTGTTCGCCATCAAAATGGGCAGTATATAACGCCATTATTTATAGTCTTTTCCGTAACTTGGTTCAGTACCATACTCCCAGTCATCGTAATCTTCATCATTACGAATTTGTTCATGAAGTAAAGTCTGCCTTTTTAGGTCGTGCTTATGATCACCAACGACTTCTCTTAAGATTTTATCCGAATTTGGGTCTGTAATCAGGTATTCGGTGCCAAAAGTCTCTCTCATGTACTCTCTATCATGATCAGGAACAGGATGATTCGACATTGTGCCCTCCAAAAGTCCGTTACAGAACTTTTAAAGGGGTTGCTATCCCTTAATTTTATTTAGAACCTCTGGGTCCCACATGGAATAGTAGTCTGTTTTCTCCAAAATTGTCCTCATTTTGACTAGATGGTCCCTTTTTTGACACATCATCAGGTTTGCGCCGCCAAAATTTGTTCTTATACCCCTCAAATAGGTAGGTTCGTCCATTCCATCCTCTAAAAACTCATACTCACTGTAAGTATCATTGAGCTTTTCGCGCCAAAATCGTAATTTTTCCGATGACAGATAGTCCTCTACAATAAAAATAGCGACATCGCAACCCTCAATGGGAGCAACGCCGCTAATTTTTGAAAAGATTATCTTGTAAGAGGCACCTTCGGCAAATGGACAGACCGCAAAACCGTTAAGTTCAGGTCTTTTGACAGAGATTTCTCTAATCCACTGTCGAATTTCCTCTTGAATCATTTCTTACCTTGACCACGATACCGTTTCCGAGCCGCGTTACGGGATGTAGCAGAATATTTGCTATGCTGTCCGTTACCCTGCCGAGTTTTTTTCGGAGTTGCTTCGATAAATGCGGTGCCGAGCAACGATTTTTTGACCTTAGCCATAAGATTTCACAGTGTGTGTTACAGAATCTGGGTGGGGAACCCCGCTCTCGTAAAAATCCTGAGCGAGGTCCATCATTTTATCACAGAACTCGTCTTCTGTGAGGTCAGTAAACGCTTCCTTACCGTCGATAAGGATTGTATATACTGCCTGGGTCATCAGATAACCCTTGTCTTCTCGTGACCGACTCTAATACGAGGGTCGCACCAGATCTCAAAACCAGCATCCAGAGCGTCGAGGCAGAAACTTACATCTTCTCCACACATATCTTGGACTTCGCCAGACTCAAAGACTTGCATCTTAGGAGCGAACCAGGGATACTTCATACCCTCGTTCTCGAAGACACCATGCTTAATCAGAACCCATCCGAAACCTGTGTAGTCCACAGTGAAGGGTTTCTTACGCTTCGTCATAGTCTCACCAGTTTCGTGGTTCATGACGCCACCGTTGTTACGGAAGTCGCCTTCATCCAACCAGTGAGCAACAGAGGTGGTACGACCGTCTTCAGTCATGTACCAACCAGCAGCAATATCCTTCTCCATCAGAACCAGTTGCAGAAGCTTCTCGGTGTTGAAGACAATATCCGAGTCGATCCACAGTTGGTAATCATACTTCAATTTGCCATCCCAGGGAATCTGGTCTGGACCACGCAGTACATTAGCACCCAAGCACTTACAGCGAGCAAAGTTAACCATGCTGCTATAATCTTGAGAGATCTGAATCGATGCACCCATCTGCACGAGATCGAAGCAGAGTTGTACGAAGTTCTTAAGAAAGGTAAAAGAGCAACCCCGTCCAGGCATACAGAAGACAATTGCCTTGCCACGGAGCATTTCTCTTGCTTTATCGTAGTCCCATTCTTGTTCCTGCTTAGCAGGAGGTTGTTTTGCTTTAACAGTAAATCCTTTAGCCATAATGATTAATTACGCTTCATCATTCTAACAGTACTATGTAGTAGCGTCAATAGGACGCTTCTTCTTGTTTATCGTAGTTACATACAACTACTTCGTGAATCTCAAAGTCGATCTCATCATTCAGAAATTTCTCCGCTAGGGAGACTTCACTGAGTGTATGAGCGACGACTTTGTTGTGTCTATCGTATACATGATAGATCTTGTCATTCATCGGATTCTTCCTCAATGAAAACACCGTCGATATCTAAGGACACAGTAACCTCAGTGCCCTCGTACCAGTCTAATTGGTTGCAGAAGGACTCAGGGATGCTCAGGATGTATTCATCAGTGACAGGATCGATCCTCAGAGGGATTTTTACCTTGCTGAAATTTTTTTGCATATGGCGGACTTTGCAACCGCTTTTATATATTCAGAATTTTTTTTTATAGAGAGATATCTCGAAGTCGATCTGGGTCGTTT